TCTCCACCGAAGGTGCCACGCGCATTTTCAACTAAAGTCTCAAATGAATCCAACCTATCAACCAACCAAACAACAATGGCGTGCCTTCCCAAACCTGATGATAAAGGGTGAGGAGGTACTGGCGTACCCCGTCTCTGAGTTATTATAGACTTTGACCAAACATAGGTACACCGGTACATACGATATATGGACAGACATAGAGAGATCAAGGGAGAAAGAAGGTTAAGGTGATTGTTTACGGTGAAGTGTATGAACTATATTGTAAGTATATATGTATATATTGAATTGATTGTATTGTACTATGAATAGATGTATGATGTGTAGAAAAATGAAGTAGTTTGTTGTGGGGTTAGAAAGTGAAGTATTGGGCTGCATGTGTCTCCCTTACAACTTTTCCGGCCATACAAAATATATTTAGACGTGTATACCCCTAAAACCTAATTCCTTTAGCATATTCATAACGTTGCCTATGTGGTAGGGTAGGAGAAGGGTAAAGGAATAAAGAGAACCTTAGACGGAATGTAAATCTCCTATAATAGTTGCCTTTTAAACTTATAGTTCGTATCTTTAGGTATATAAAGAAAGAGGTTATGGACAGACAATCAACACAGCAGGCAATCAACGATCTTATTAAGGCATGGGGTTCAGGTTATATAACGGATGATGAGCTGATAGAGATGACAGATCTTATTACGGGTGAGGTTACTACGATATCAGGGCAAGACATTTATACAGGACATTAAACAATAAAGGTTATGAAGGTTACTAAAATTAAAGCAGGCAGTTATAACATAGTTACGGCTAGTTTATCTTTCATAGCTTCCTACCGAGCCATATACAATGATTGGATTATTAAGCCGGTTAATAACAAACTCGGTGACCATCTACATTGCGATACTCTTGGTGAATGTAAGCAGGCTATTGTTAAAGGGTACTGGGAAGACTCTGTAAAGGGTGCGGTGTATCGTAGAGAGGTAGATTTAGGTGATGATCGTTGTTCGGCATAAGTTGCCTTTCTGAATTAAAGTTCGTATATTTAGGTATAAGTCAAATAGATAAAAATAAAGGTTATGGATACTAATACATTATTTACCACATACAATCAAAGAGTTAAGGCGGCTGTGTCTAAGATAGCTTTAATCAAGAACCTTACCAAAGGAGGCAGCTTACGCTTTACCTACAAAGGAGATAAGGAGTACAGACTAGAGGTATACAACTCATGGGATGGTCTAGATAAAGACTACTCAGTAACATGCCTAAGTGTACCCTCTTCAATGAACGTACATAAGATCACCAATACGACCATACATCTTTATACTTATGATATGATGTCTACAAGGACTACATACAAGATGGACATGGCTGATATAGACATAACAGAGATGGTATTAGGTGACTACAAAACTTAGTACGGCCATACACGGGCAGGCTTTGATCAAGGTGAGCTAACGGTGATATAACACTGCCGGTATAGTTCCCTAAGAGGTACGGCTCTGTCAAGGCTGCGCCATACGTGGGAGTATATTTCTGATGAAATTTAGGTATATAGGTAATATATATTTATATATGTATATATTAGATACAAACCTTTCCATTCATACTCCATTCATCAATCATCATTCATCTTATACATCAATCATTTACTTGCCCATTCGTTCTCACTCACATCTTATATTATCTCTATATCTGTATACTCTTATGTCCTATACAGAGGATGCTGGGTGTTATAGTTCTATGGTGCGATCTTAATATGGGCTGCCTCCGGACATTCCCCCGAATAATTCTATCGGCATTAAGATCTTACCTTTTCTCTATACTATAATATACGAAATATTTCTCTACTTTCCAACTGTTTATACAAAATACTTAAAGAAATTTTTTGGCAAAATTTTTACCATATAGGGGTATTGTATATTACATAATATAAGAACTATTTATGAATGATGCAACCGTTAAATAAAAATACTTTATTCTCTATCTTTGAATCCGGTGATGAGGAGATTTATAAGGAAGCCTCGGATGCTCTTAAAAATCCTTATGTACTAATGGGGATGGTGTTGAATGGCCTTCAAAGCTATATTCTAATGGATGTAATGTATAAGAGAAACTATCCCCAAGAGTATGAGAAGGTGTCTACCAGTATCAAATACAAATACTATAGCCGAATATATAGCTACCTAACTCGCATCAATAGCGATAGGTTTGAGACAATCTACACTATAGGTACCTCTTATGAAAAAGATGATGTGTATGATGGTTTAGATGAGATGAGAATCTACTTTGAAAGTGTGGAGGAGTATGAAAAATGCAATGTAATAAAGAAATATATAAAGCTACTCACCGAACTTTAATTTAACTTTTAGTGTAAATAAGTTGTTTAATTGAGTAAAAGTTCTTATCTTTAGATATAAAAATAAAGGTTATATCGTATGAGAAAACAAGAAGGATTCAAAATCACAAGGATCACACCCAAAAAAGCATCTAAATTCATTGCATGTGCCGATGATCAATTATCCACACCTGCCGAATATTTCACATTAACTCCATCTAGTAACTCAGACTACCCGATATCAGAGGGCTGGGAGGACGTTAGATACTATACCAATCGACCCAGACATACACAGATGCCAAAAGGTCAGGTCAATTGCCAATGGATCTATATACTGTCTAATATCACAATGCCCGGACTGGTGAAGATCGGCTTTACAAAGAACCGACCCGGGGAGAGAGCCAAACAGATTAATGCTGCAACTGGAGTTGCCTTAGATTTTAAGGTTGAATGGGCATTCCCTTGCTTTAATGCGCATGCATTGGAGAGAGAGATACATGCCTATCTTGAGGCTGAAGGCTTTAGGGTTAATAAAAAGAAAGAGTTTTTTAATATCACCGTTGATCAAGGCCGTTCGGTGGTCGAACGTTTGGGAGAATCTTATAAAATGACTGATTATGGAAGATAATTTTTCGTGGCAACTTCGCGCGTTTCGCGCGGCGGTTATCTTTTTATTAATCCCCACACTCTTTTCCTGTGAAGAGCAATTTGATTACCCTCCTGCCTGTCTTGGAGGTGAATGTGAAGCTAGGATGTTATTTAGTACTCCGGCTGATGAAAATGGGTATTACCATGTTAAGCTTAATTGGAATAGAGATTATTTGCCCTACTTTCTTGTAGATGTAGAGGCCTCCGATGTAAACCCCCTGTACCGATATAATGAAATCTCAGTAGTATCAGCAGAATTTGATACAGATAAATATTGGGAGTTAGGTTCGAGTGTTACATTTACATTACCTCTATATAATTTTTTAGAAAGTAACTACTCTGTTTCAGGAAATCTTCTCTCGGTAGGAACAACAACAGTTGTATTGAATCAGTTTGAAGGTACAGTTATGAATTTGGTACAAAATACGTCTATTTACTTTTCTAATAATAAAAACTCTAAAGTTTACAGTAGAAGAACCGTTGGACCAATCCCTCCTACCTTTATTGGGGATACAGTAACACTAAAAATGAAAGTGTTTTGGGATGCAAGCTCTCAATCCGTACTTAAAAAAAATATATATGAAAAATTTATTGTGGAATAGTTGCCATTATGCGTTTTTTAGTATAACTTAGAAGTATATAATAAGATATTAAAGAATATATAAATAATTAATTATAAAATAATAATAATAGTAATAATTAATAATATTTTTAACAATATAGTAAATATAATTTTAATAACAAAGTAATAAAATATATAATTAAACTAAAAAAAGGTTATCTATGTCCATATCTGCCGATAAAATCCAATTAAATTGGGAAAAACATTTAAAAATTGTTGATACCTACCTTACTACTCGGAAGGATCAAGTAAAAACCATGTTAGATTCTTTGTCCGAGGTGTATATTATGGCACCTGCTAGTGGAAAGACATGGTATCATAGTGCTTTCCCCGGAGGTTATGTCGATCACGTTAATAGAGTCGTACAATATGCAGTAAAACAGGCAAGACTTTACGCAGAGATGGGCGGAACTGTTGACTTTACCGAGGAAGAATTGGTTTTTTCTGCCCTATTTCATGATTTAGGTAAGATAGGAGACGGTGAGAAGCCTAATTACATACCTCAAACCGATAAATGGCGACAAGATAAGCTATCGGAAATGTATACTTTCAATTCAGACCTTGATTTTATGCTCATACCAGATAGATCTTTATTTATTTTACAGAAATTTGGTATCAAAGTTAACCAAAAGGAGTTTTTAGCCATTAGATTACATGATGGTGTGTTTGATAAAGCTAACGAAGCATACTTTTTTAGCCATATGGAATCATCAAGACAGAAAACAAGTATTATATCTATACTTCACTCAGCAGACTTTTTAGCTTCTAAGGTTGAGTATGATATTTGGAAGAGGGAGGGTGGAAGCAGTACCCCTAAAGTACAAAAAAGAGTTTCTACCACCGGAAAGGCAATTAAATCCTCAGAAGGACTAAGTAACATTTTAAAAGGACTGTAATATGATAACCTTAATAGTAATTTCCTCAGTTATAAACCTACTACTAATGTATGGAGTTTTTAACTCAATAAAAAAAGTTGAAAAATATGAAGATATAGTTCAAGATCAAGTAGGTTATATGCAAAATATTTCCGATATTATACTAGATTCAGGTAAACAATTACATGCCCTTGATGAAAAAGGAGTATTTCAATCAGATGATGAAGTTGGACAATTCTTCAATCATATGAAAACAATACAAGAGGAATTAAATAAGTATATGCTACCAAAAAATTATGGCAAGAAAGAAAGCTAACAGTAACTATTTTACAAAAGATACAGAAAATTATATAGTACTTTATAATAACTCTAAGGATCCGGTTTATCGAGCAAAGATATTCACGGATCATATCTATTTACCCTTTTATAAGCTCGCAGAAAATATAATTCATACCTTTAAGTTCTACTACACCGATACAGATGATATAGAATCTTTAAAGCATGAGATTGTATCTGTTTTGCTAGAAGAAAAGATTGATAAATTTGACCCTAGTAATGGAGCTAAGGCATATTCCTATTACGGTACAATTGTTAAGCGTTGGTTGATTAACTACAACAACAAGAACTATAAGAAATTAAAACAGATAGGATCATTCAGCGACATGGATGAATCATTTGATCAAAATCTAAACCTAGATGAGCCATCCGGTATCACATTAAGTTCCTTTATAGATGAATGGGTAATTCAAATGTATGGAGAGTTAGATACTTTATTTCCTAAAGAATCCGAAACACAAATAGCGGATGCAGTTTTGACTATCTTTAAAACCAGAAATGATTTAGATATTTTTAAGAAAAAAGCTCTTTACATATACATTAGAGAGATGACAGATTGTGAAACACCTCCATTGACTAGAGTTATAGCCAGACTTAAAGAGGAGTTTTATAAAAAATACCAGACATATTACGACAGAGGTCTTCTTTCAAGTAATTATATCTAGTCTATTTATACTAAAGTATTAATATGAGCTTAGATAAAGAAATATTTAAAGGTAAGACTCTATCTGATCTTTTTGGAGAAATTTACGATAATTCTAAAGAGACTAAAGTACAAGTAAAATCTCTCATCTCTGAGCTTAAACCTCTTATAGAGAACATTGGCGATGCAACTCTGATTGTTCCTATGATAAAAGAATACATGGAGATAGGAGTAAAGAACGACGATGCCTTGATTAAGTTAGCGACAATCATACAGAGAATTGAAAGTGCTATAACAAAAGGAGATAGCGGTGATTTCGACTTTTCAGATATTCAGGATTTGTTATTAGAGCAAGAAAATACAGATCAGCAATTAGAACAGAAACAAGATAATGCCGATAAGGAATAAATCTTTTAATATTACTTCTAGTCAAGATACACGTCCGACATTTAAACGTAAGACAGTACCTGTCCGGGTTGTTGATGTAATATTAGACGCCACTCATCCTGAGTATGAAAAATACGGCAGATCTAATGCTATTGGGGCAATTAAGTATTCTATTGCTGATAGAGCTATTGATGTAAGTGATCCATCAACCCTACCGGTAGCTTTTCCTATTAGCTCTAATATAAGATTTCTTCCTCTAAAAAATGAAATAGTTCTATTGACAGATGGACCAACAGTAGAGGCATCTAATAACCTTAGTACGGATTCACATAAATACTACACCACAGTAGTTTCTGTATGGAATCACCCTAATCATAATGCATCAATAGACGCAGGAAGCAGTGCTAAAGTAGACTTTGGTTCTGATTTTGAAGAAAATACGGAAATTAAACCTTTACAGCCTTTCCCCGGTGATACCTTAATAGAAGGTAGGCTAGGACAATCCATAAGGCTATCAGGTACTAGTGGATACGGAAATATATTTTCAGATAATTCTAATAATGGTGACCCGTTTACTGTTATAAGTAATGGTCAAAACGGTAATGAAGATGACCATATAGTAGAGGATGTTAACAAAGACGCTTCTTCAATCTTTCTAACCTCTAACCACACTATACCTCTAACCCCTTCTAATAATAAAGCGGATGCTAATAAAGGAGATACCCTAGTACAAGCAGACGTATATAAAGGTTCTCAGATACTTATGAACAGCAATCGCTTATTCTTTAATGCAAGAGAAGAGAGTATAATACTTTCAGCAAAAAAGACAATTGCTTTTACTTCAGAAAATACGAGTATCGACGGTATTAATAGTATAGGATTAGATGCTACAAAAATATACCTAGGTAAACAAGCATTAAAAAATGAAAGAGAACCTATAATAAAAGGAGATGCTCTTGAAGGATTATTAAAAGACTTATTGGTTTTGATTAGAAACCTAGGAGTGCAGTTACAAGTTGCTACCTCTTTAACAGGGGGCCCGGTAGTAAATTTAAACACCGAAGGTCCAACAATCATCAAAGAAGCACAGAGACTTCTAACACTAATCAACCCAGGTGGACCATCATCAATCAAATCTAAAAAAGTATTTACTGAATAATGCCACACGCTCTATTAAAAGATTATAAAAGTCAACTATCCACTCTAGCAGCATCGAACTTAGGTCAGCTAAAAGCAATGGCGGTAACCTATGCTAATGTAAAAGCAAACGAAATTATAGCTGAACTCAGAAAAGAGTGCCCGCCCCCGGAGGTCTTTATAGAAGTAACTAAAACCTTAGA